GAAAATGTTTGCATTCCATTTTTCGTTGTCCTATAATTGTGTTCTTCAGACGCGGGGTGGAGCAGTCTGGCAGCTCGTCGGGCTCATAACCCGAAGGTCGTAGGTTCAAATCCTGCCCCCGCAACCAGTTTTAGAGACATGCCGCTAGAAGCTAGTAATAGTTTCTCAGCGGCATTGTTGTATTCAGCGTAGATATTCTCGCCCTCGGCGACGACATCAATCTTTCCATAGAGCTCGGCCACCAAAATGCGCGCCTGCTGCACGTCAGCAGTTAGCGCGCTTTCCAAGTTGGCCAGCGTTTTCCGGATCCTTTCTCCGATTTCTCCAGCAGATGGTCCATCCTGGCCGGCTTTTGGCTTGCTCGCCGCCAGCTGGTTGCGCTCGGCCTCGGCCGCCCGCAGCCTTTCGGCCAGCGCTTGCGACGCACCGATGCTGGCGATGGCATCCACCAGCCGCTGAATTTCCCCGTCCAGTTCCTTGCGCCGACCAGCCGCCGCCGCGCCGTCGGCAGCACTGCTGCGCTGGCGCTCGGCCAGAATGGCCTGCACCTGGCGCCGCAACTGTTCCTGCGCGGCAGGGGAGAGTAGTTCATCGCGTAGGGTGTCCAGCAAGTTCTTGTCCGCCATTTCCCGTTTGAAGTGAATGCCCTGGCACACCGCTGGCCCGCGATCTTTCCTGTTGGCGCAGCCATAAAGCCGGGAATTGATGGCCACGATGGCCCCGCCGCAATATGGGCAGGCCATCAGGCCGCCGAACAGAGTCCGCACCGGTGCTCCCTGCTTGCGGCCAGGTAGCCGGCCATCAATGCGCTTGCGCACGATTTGCCACAGGTCGTCATCGACAATGCGCAGCTCAGGCACCTGAATTTCTCGCCAATCCTCGCGTGGGCGGTCAACCCGCTGGCGCTTGCCTGTGTCCGGATCCTTCACCCATTGCGAGCGGTTCCAGATGTAGAGGCCCTGATACAGGCAGTTGTTGAGGATGCCGCTGCCTTTGTTGGGCGATCCGTAGATGGCCGATACCACCCAGGTGCTGGCGCGCGGGGAGGGGACTTTGCGGGCGTTGAGCTCATGGGCGATGCGCTGTACGCTCCAGCCTTCCGCGTAGCGCGCGAAGATCCAACGCACCCATCCGGCCTGCGCATCGTTGACCTGGTACTTGCTGCCCAGATGGTCGCGCACGATGTCATAACCATAGGACTTGCCGCCAGCGGCATAGCCGCGTTCGACCTGGCCAGCTTGGCCGCGGTGCGTCTTGTGGCGCAGGTCGTCGAGGAACATCTCATTGATCAGCCCGCGCACGCCCCGCATGATCTTGCGGCCACCCATGCGGCTGTCGTAGCTGTCGGCCACGCCGACGATGACGATGCCACGATGCTCCAGGCGGCGCACCAACTGCTCTTGTTCCACCTGGTCACGCGAAAGCCGGTCCAGGCCTTCCACTATTAGCATGTCGAACCGCCCATTGAACGCATCCATGAGCAGCCGCGCACCGCCAGCGCGGCGGGCCACCGGCGTGGAGCCGGATACCCCGTCGTCGCTGTAGCGCTGGACCACGTCCAGCTCTTCACGCTCGGCACGGCGGATGCAGATGGTGAACTGGTCCTCGATTGAGGCCTCGCGCTGCTTGTCGGTGCTATAGCGTGCGTAGATCGCTGCTTTCATGGTGCTGAATATAGAGTGCTTTTTCGGTTTCATCATCGCCGGATAATTCCGGCGCCTGCTGCAGAACTTCGTTTGCCACCTGTTCGGCCAGCATTCGCAGAAGCTGGCCCCAGGCGGTCGGGCTTTTAATTGCGAGCATTCATCCTCCCCCTGTCGATAATGTTAGCGCTGTAGTCGCTCAGGCACAGACGTCTAGCTTCGCTGCTCGGGGTATTGCGGCGCAGGTCTCCGGCATCATCGCAAGTGAGGATGTCTGCCAACGGCACACCACGGAACAGTCCGGCCGGCTCGTTATCCAGCTCTACCCATGCGAATCGCTCGCCGTTGCCCAGGTGCTGACGAATGACCGAAATATAGCCGGCCAGCACGCCATCATCGGGCGTGTTGAAGGTGATGCGGTCCAGGCTCTGTGGAGGCTGCATCACGAAGTCACGCGGCTTGCTAGTGGCGGCGATCACATCGAATTTCACGGGTGCATTCATTGCTTCTTCTCCTTGGTGGCCGTTACAGAACACACACCAAAGCGATCGACGGCGGCGGCGATCACGTCGCAGCTATGGGCTGCGATGGCGGTGTAGGAATGGCGTGCGCTGGCAGTGCGCACGACGACACGAAACGCGGTCATGGGGCGTTCCCTTTCGTTGTGTTGGGATCAATCGGAAGTTCGGTCACATCGAGCCGGCCGGCGCGCCAGTCGGCCACCTGGCGCGGCATGCCGTGGCGTGGAGACTTGTCCTGCACCGGCACCATGCGCGGCCAGGGACATGCCTTGATGGCATCCCATGAAGCCAGCGCGCGGCCCTGCTCGTCGGCCGTCATGGCCGGCACCGGACCTCTAGGCATGTCGTCGGCCACCGGCCGTGGCCAGGGACATGCGCCCAGGGCGAGCCAGGCATGCTCGATTTGGGCGACCTGGTCCGGCTTGAACATGACCGGTGCGGGTGCTGTCTTCGGTTCGAAGGACGCATCGGCCGCAAATCCAGTCCCGGTGGGGGCCGTACAGTTATTTACACGAGTCCAAGGGAACCCCGAACCCGCCGATACGCGGGTGTCGTTCCCTTGAACTGGTGTCCATGTGTGGCGAACGGACTTGAAAACCACCCCGGCCATTTGGCGGCACTGCACGCCATAGGGCATGACGCGCTCGCACTCTTCATAGCGGCCGGTCACGGTCTTGGTTTCCTTGGCCAGGGTAATCATCAGATCGTCGCGCTTCACGATGGCGCCGCCCTGCGCACGTAGGTAGCTCGCCCAGCATGCGCGTTTCTCGCCCTCGACCTTCTGCACAGCATCCCAGGCAGCGGCCATAGCCGGCGGGGCCTCTTGCACCATGTCTTCAGGCACGCGGCGCAGTTCGCGCCAGACACTCACCGGTGCGCCGCCCCATTGCTGAAACTGGCGGATGCCCCAGCGCGCGGCCCAAGCTTCCACGCGGGCAGATGGGGTCAGCTCATAGTCCCCGGCGGTATCGGTGGTGACCACGTAGCCTTCTTTCGTCTTGTGGTCAGCCACGCCATCGATGTTCTTGGCCACATATTTGGCGATGTAGCCGGCGGCGCTGCCCTTCGACCAGTCAATGCGCTTCACGTCGAGCCGACGCTTGAAGGCCCCGGGCTCGCCACGGTCCACGCGCCAGGCATATCGTTTCATGACACGCACGGCGCGGCCGGCCACATCCTTGATATGTGGCGTGGTGTAGCCCGGCAAGGCGCGCACGAACACCAGCATGTGCCAGTGCGGGCATCCATCGTGGTGAGGTTCGGCAATCCGAAAACCATAGAGACCGATACCGCGCCGGGCCAGCGCCGAGCGTGCCAGCGCAGTCATCTTGCCCAGGTACTTATTGGCCGCGCGTGGATCTGATCCGTCGTATTTCGAGTTTGGCTTGCCACTGTGCAGTGTCGCGTGGAAGCGTGACGGGCACGACCAAGTGAGGAACAGCCCTTCGTCCTTGCACTCGCGGGCGATCATCTCGAATCCGTTGATGCGCAGCATCAGCTCGCCGCGACGAATTGTCTTGTTCGCGGTGGTCTTCTCGGCCAGCTCGGCAATGCTGAATTCCTGGCCAGCCTCGTTGCGTACCATGGTGGCCTCCAGGGCCGCCGCATTGCGCTTGTTCTGCGCCAGGCGTGACAGCACAGCGTCATTGCTGGCATAGGGCTCGCCGTGATAGTGAACATAGCCCAAGCGGATATTGCCGCCCTCGAACGCGCGGCCGAGCACTTTACGCAGTTGCCGGCGCCACCAACGCGGGTCCACCACGCGCGCGATGATGGCGCGCAAATCGTCGTCGTCCACCTCGGGGACATCAATGCCGTAGTCGCTGCATTCCTGCTCGATGATGTCGCGTGCGTTCGTGTCCGAAATCGCCTTCCACAACATTTTCTTGACGTTCTCGGCGGCCCTCTCAGCCGTCCCGCAGATCTCTGCATCGTCTTGGGAAAGGTCGATTCCGGCCGGCACATACTGGTCGGCGAAGTCGCGCACGAAATCGAGCGCCACGGGCTCGAAAATCTTGCGCCAGTGCCATATCGACATCAGCTCCAGCGCCTGGCTAACAACACGGCCGCGCCACTTCAGGGGGATGCGATCCAGTTCACGGGCGAATTGAGGGGATTCGACGAAAGCCTTGTGCTGGCGGCGCGTCTTTGCATCGACTTTCTTATACTGCATTGAGTGCTCTTTCATAGGTCGAGATTGCGCGCAGTACGGCATGACGCATGGCCAGGCGTTCAGCTTCGGTGAATGAGTGGATAGGCGATTCCCAGCGGTCAGGCGACAGACCAGCCAGGTTCAAAATATGGCGACGTACAGGCCTGGCCGTGGCCGCCCAGGAATACGCGACGCCGAGCTGGTTGTTAGGGGCCTTGCGGGTGCGCAGTAGCGTCATGGCTTTTTCCAGCTCGGCCAATGCTGTCTCATCACCTGGCGGTGTGGGCGCCTGTGCTTCGCGCTCGCGCAGCAGATCCGTGACAGGGCGGAATGACGCATGGTCCTTGATACGGGCGCAGCGCATCGTCAGCCCTTCACCCAGCCTAGCGCCGACAACAGGACCGGCGCCAGCAACAGTAAGCCCGCGATGCAATAAGCCAGTGCCATGCGCATCACCATTCCCCCAGCAGGCCGTCAATACGTTGCAGCCGAGCGGCGAGACGCTTAGAAATGGCGTTCTTGCCTTCCCAAATCACATTCCAACGCAAGCCGTCATTGAGCACTGCCTTGTGCGACAGCATGCGCTGCGCGCAGCGGAATTCCTGCAGATCCTCATCCATGCGAAGCCGGGTCAATGTGAGTGCGTTGATGGCTTTTTGCTGATCGGTAATCGTGGCCATGATTTTTAGGGTGAGCGAATCCCGCGTGCGCCAAACGGCGCACGACAGGCATTGATTTATCGGGAGTTGAACGGCCGCTTAGGCGGTCGCGAGGTCTAGCGACATCTGGTTCTTTGCGGCCAGAAATGCGCGGGAGGAAATCGGGATGCGCACTTCTGGATTGGGCATGGCCGACATCGATACCGTGCGCGAGACCTCAAGCGTGGCGACGAAGGTATGGCCGCATTCGACGTTCTGGCACTGGTACGTGATTTCTTTCATCATCGACGACATAGTGCGGCTTTTGGCCGCTCTCACACGATTCTGGCAGTGTGGGCATGGGATGCTGATTACTCGCATGGCTTTTTCCCCTCAACGGCATAAAGCACTCTTGCCTTGCCGGTAACACGCTTTGCACCTTCGCGAACTGCTGCGGACAGAACGAACTCTGCGGCGTCTTCGATTGTCTCGAATCCCTCGATCACCATCAGTTTTTCCAATGCCTCAATGAGTTCAGGGCTTGTCTGCGTCAGTTCGATATCAGGCATTTTGAGGCACTAAAAAGTGGCTCTTCAGCGCCTTGGTTTGCATGTTCTGGTTGATTACTATGGGTACATCACGAGTCACAACGAACTCAACGGCCATATGCAGCATCATGTCGTGGGCCAGGGTCGCCAAGTTTTCACCTTGCAGCTGCGCGAGCGACTTCATGAATGCATAGTTGTCGGCGTTGCAGCGGATCACGATTCGGTGATCGCGGATGTGGCGCGGATCGTCGTACATAGGTCCCCCCTGGTCAGGCGGTTGCGGATTGGAGTTCTTTTTCGTAGGCAGCCAATCCGCGCAGGAACATCACGCGGATGAATGCGGCGCGAGTGCGATGATCTCGCCTGGCGAGAACTTGCGCTTTCTCGATTTCCTCGGCAGTCAGTCGGAGCGTTACAGGCAGCGAACTTACGTCAGCTGCACCAGCTTGGGCGGTGTCTTGTGTGCTCATGGGTTAATATTTGTGTACGTCACTTAGCAATGACGAGAATGTAGCGGTCATATGGCCGCAAGTCAACAATGTTTCGAGTCAAATGAATTCATTCCAGGAACGTTTAAAGTTTGAGCGCAAGCGACTAGGCTTGAGCCAAGAGAAATTTGCATCGCTTGGTGGTGTAACGCGCGATGCCCAGATGAACTATGAAAATGGATCGCGCAAGCCAGATTCCGGCTATCTGCAAGGCCTCTCTGAGGCAGGAGTAGACATAGCGTTCCTGTTCAGCGGCGCACCCTCCTCAGAAACCCTGGCGGAAGACGAAAGAGATCTACTCAATGGCTATCGAACGGTTGACGTAAGGACAAAAGCAAGAATTCTCGGGATCATTGAAGGCGTGACCTCAGCGGAAACAGGCCGCAAGAACGCCTCGCAAATAACCGTCGGCGGCAGCATTGGCCAACATATCGTTGGCGACATTCATGGGACGTTCCAAGGCCCAGTCATGGGCAACAAAATCGTAAAGAAGAAGTAAAGACGATCGGTGCAGGGGCGCCGATTTGTGTTTGGGGATTTTATGAACAGGTTTTTCTTAGTATGCCTCTGTGTATTGCTTTCCACTCCGGCGCTGGCCGACACGCCAAAATTCAAAGCCGAAGACATCATCGAACCAATCAACGCCACAGTGGCCTGCATAACGCCCGAGGATTTACTAGCGGCGTTCAAAATGGCCTCATCCGGTGAGCAGACAAGGCTACAAGCCTATTTCGATTCTAAGCGCTGCGTGCTCACCGGTCCCGGTGAAAGACTCAAGGTTCTGACATCGGAAAACTCACCAATCATAGAGGCCGTCCCGATTTCTGTTAAATCAGCAGCTCAAGGTTTCTACATCGCCGAGGGCGCTTACAAAAAATCTGCAGCTAAAAAGAAATAGAAGTAGCCGGCGCTCTTGCGCCAATTTGTGTTTGCGCGCGTGCTGGGGAGCCGCGCGAATTTCAGTGTGCCGTGACGCGTAACAGGGAGTAACGCGCCAGGTGTTATCAGTAGGTTTTGAATGTCAGAAAAAATAGAAGCACGGGGTGATATTGGCCAGATTATCGAAGGCAACGTTCATGAGGCGCCACGATTTAATAACGTGGTGAATCTGAACTTGAGCGAGGCCAAAAAGGAAGTGCAAAGAATTACCGAGTACCAACGTAAAAGAATCAATATGCTGGTAAAAGAGTGGGCAGCGATATGCGGTGATGAAGAGATTGAAATCTATAAGATTTTCATCGCTGATTTTGGGATCCGCTATTTCCGCGAGCTGCCTATTGAGCACTACATGACAGTTAAAAAAACGCTGGAAGAATGGATTGCAGCAGGCGTTGAAAAAAGCAGTATCGCACCTACCGTACCCGCTCAAGAAACCACTCCGGCACCAATTGCGATAATTCCGACGCCGGTCGAGTGCGCCGCCTGCAAAGAGAAAGATGCGTCATTCTCTCGCTCGCAGCGAACCATATTTGTGCTGGCAATATTAGTTCTTGTCCTGGCCGCATCGTGTGCGTGGCTGCTGTATCAAATGCCCGCCCCAAGTGATGCGCCCATGTCCGATGGCCAGTGCTTCTATGAGGGGAAACCATATTCTGCCGGCAGCACTATCAGGGCTGCCGGCGGAGTTCTGAGAGAATGTGTTGCAGCAATAGACGGGCGGCCAGCAGGTTGGACGCGAGCGAAGTGATGAGTGCCTAGATTTGTGGTGTTAGTAGACAATCGTTACTGTTTTGTTCTCATTGTCTCTACTCACCGTCGCGCTACCATCTGCCGAGCCTTTAGCCGATCCATTGCATGAGTTTTGTACGGATGGAATGCCGTTCACCAAGTTCACAGTAATGTTGCACGTAGTTACTACAATTGCCGAAATACTCACCCTAGCCTGCGTAGCAGCCCGTATGGTAATAGGCAGCCACCAGCAAACAGACAGCAGGAAAAATGCTGCTGCCACCCTAAGATAAAAGTTCGATTTGGTGCTCATACATTTCCGCCGATGCAGATAGGTGCGATGGAATTCTGATGCTAATGAACGCTCAATTTTATTGGCAGTCAGATTCTTAGCCATCAGGGATTTCCTGATCTACTGCGACGCTCTGGAGGAAAGTAAGCATATAGAGCCGTCTTCCTCGGTTAGAGCGGATCTTGATATGTTAGTCGGCGTTATTCTCCGCGATGATCTCGCGCACTTCCTTTATCTTCGCCCATTCCAGTGCGGCGGCACGGCTGGCACTTTGTTTCGTGGCATAGATGTGCTTTAGCGTTTTTGCATTGTCGGCCTTACCTGCCAGCTCGGTGCCTTTGTTGTTCTTCTTTTTTGCTTTGTCGTACCACTCTGCTTTTACGCCGGTGATACCTTCTTCAGGATCGTGATCCAGCTCCCGCTCGGTATCGGCCTGCTCGGACTTGGTTTCAAACTCGATGCGCGTCGTAAAACCGCTACCGCTGATGGAGTGCGTCACGGTCTTCGATAGCCATTCCGTGGCGTCGATGTCTGCCTTGAACCCTGATACCACTACAGGCGATTGCGGCATGATCCTGGCATCACCCAGCGCAAGCTGCATTTCGAAGGTGGCCAGGCCGCGCTCGATACGCTGCCACTCCGCTGCAGCCGCTGTGCGTGCATCGGCCTCGTTCGCAAAGGTGGTGCGCAAGCGCTTGCTATTGCCGGCCTGGCCAGCGACGACGCTGCGGCGCCGGCCATATTTCTCATCCATCCAGAAGGCGCGCACGCCGCTATAGGCATCCGATTCCGAGCTGTGATATCGATGCTGGTCCCCTAGCGCACGCACCACCTTGACCACCGGCAGGGGCTTTCCGCCGGCGGTGCGGCTTTCGTTGATCGGCATGAACAGCAGCGTGTCATTCTTCACCGTGGCCACGGCATCATATTTCTTGCCCAGGCGGCGCAGCAGCGCGGAATCGCTCTCATGCGTCTGGTCCAGGTGCTTGATGGCGATACCGCGCAGGCCGGCCGAGATGCCGGACGCCAGGCCATTGCCGGCGGCGATGGCATCCACTACCGCGCCGAGCGTGGTCTCATGGAAACTGCGGTCGCGCTGCTGGCGGAACGCGTCAATCATGCTGGCCGACCTGGCGCGGATGGTGAGCCGATCGGGTGCGCCGCTGTGCTCCACCTCGGAGACGACGAACGCCCCCTTGTCCACCAGTGGAGAGCCCAGCCAGCCGAGCGCAAAATTCAACTTGGCGCCCTTGGGCGGTATTTTCAGCTTGCCGTCGGAGTCGTCCAGCTCGATGTCCAGTTGATCGGCCTCGTCGCCCCGGCACTCGCGCAGGGTGATGCTCATGAGCCTGTCCGAGACAGGGCGGCTGATGTCCTTGTCCTCGATGACGATACGGAAAGCGGGTGCGGTGGTGGTCATTGGCCAGCCCCGCCGAACTTGCCCACGATGCCGCCGACCGTGCTCTTGACGCCATCGATGGCGCTGCCAACTACGTCGCGTGCCTTGTCGGCGATGCTGTTCGTCATGCCGTCGATGTCGACCATGTTGCGCAGATCCGAGATATCGCCCAGGCCCAGCGACGAAAGCACGCTATCGTCGGTGCGCTTCAATTTGATGGTGAACTCGATGCGCTTGGCATCGCCGTCGCCATCCAGCACCGTGCGTCCCTCGTCCATGCTCTCGATGACGTAGGAACCATAGATGCGCCCGGTCCCCTGGATCAGGAACCAGCTCTTACCGGTATCGGCCATCAGGCGCAGAGCATCCAGCGAGAACGCACTTCCGGTCAGTTCCGGTGCAATCCAGCCCGACAGGGTGATGGCATCATCCCCCTTGCCGGTGTACTGCAGAGCATCGCGTCTGCCCACGCGCGAATTGGCCGCGAACTTCCATTGCGTTTGCCGCTGCAGCTCCTGATAGGCCAGCGTGGGCAGGCTGAAGACGAACATTCCCAAGACCATCATCATGATTTTTCCTTAATCCCAATCGGCGAGGTTCGAGCGCTGGCGCGATGCCTTCATGCGGTCGCGGCGGTCCAGCTCGGCGGCCACCGCCCGGGCGACGGCCTGCTCATCCATCCCAGGCGTGGGCTGGATGATGATTTGCACGGTGTCACCCTGGTAGATGACGGGCTGCGCGTCGCCGGCGCTGATTGGCGGGCGGCTATCGAAGGCCATGGCGGGCATGCTGCCCGCGCCAATAGCCACGGCCGCGCCGGCGCTGGCCAGCTTGCCGGCCAAGCTGCTGACCGTTGACAGCGGCCCGTCCTGGCCACGATTCAAGCCCACGGCCAGCCCCTGCATGGTGTAGTCGCCTAGCTCGGCAAAGACACGGCTCGGGCTATGGATGTCGAGCTTTTCCTTGAACCAGCCGATAACACTGGCGCCCGCGCCCAGCACGGTGTCCTTGACGGCGCCGAGCCCGCTGGTGATGCCATTGACCAGGCCGCGCAGGATCATGGCGCCGAACTCGGTAAATTTGGCCGGCAGCTCGATGCCGAACCAGCTCAACACCCCAGCAAAGGCCTGATAGAACAGGCCCGCCGGAGACCAATTCACGATCAGCGCAGCCACGCCGGCCAGGCCGCCCGCGAAGGCGCCGCGCACCTGCTGCCACAGGTTACCGAAGAATCCGGCGATAGGCTCCCAATTCCGGTACAGCAGATAGGCAGCGGCGGCAATGGCGGTCACGGCCAGGCCAATCGGGTTCATCAGGAACACCCGCCCCAGCCACATGAAGACGGTCCCAATCCCGCGCAGGATCGGCATGAGCAAGTTGCCCTGCAGGCCGATCTTGGCGAACAGGACGTGCAGCATGGCATAGGGGCCGATGACAGAGGCCAGGGCCAGCATCAGCGGCCCCATCACCACCATGATGGCGGCGATAGCGCTGAAACCCACAATCATGGCCTTGGCCGTGGCCGGATTGCGCTCCATGAAGCCGGTGAGCGACTGGACAGCATTGGTAGCCATCTGCAGCCCGGAGGCGTAGAGCGGCAAGATCTTGGTGCCCAGCTCCAGTTTCAAGTCCGCCACCTTGGCCAGGGTTTCCAGTTCCTTGCCGCTGGCGGTGTCGCGCCCGAGCTTGTCGAGTTCGTCGATGTTGGCGGCGCCCCGGTTCAATTTCTCGTTCTTGTGGATCTGCGCGCGCTGCTGGTACATGGTGGAGAAGAGCTGCGCGGCCGTGCGGTTCGAGAAGATCCCACCGATGGCATCGAGGATGCCTTTTTCGTCGGTGATGCCCTTGCTGGCCAATTGCGGCAACAGAACCTTTTCCATCCACTCGAATTGGTTCTCGCGGAACAGGTCCGCGCCCTTGAGGGCGCCAGGATTCAGAAACGATACCTGGCCAGCCTTGTCATGCTTGACCTTGGATTGGTCGCCGATCAGGCCCAGGTCCGCCAGCATGCCGATGGAGCGCTTGGTGGTGCGGCCCTGATACAGGTTCTGGTAAGCGCTCATCATCGAGGTGCCGACCCGGTTGCCGCCCATTTCCTGCACCAGGGATTCCATCTGGTAGTAAAAGGACTCATCCTTGAGCCCCTTGGCCGCGATACCGCCGGTCTTGATCAGGTTCAGCCACTCGCCGGGGCCGACCCGGCCACCGGTGGCGGTCAACACCTGCTGCACCATGTTGGCCTGCTTGGAGAACGTACCAATGTCCTTGGTGCCGTTACGCATTTCGATGACCTTCAGCATGTCCATGAACTTGCGTTCATTCTCGGCGCCCTCGGCCTCCCCGTAGAAGGCGTGATTGCCGAATTTCATCTTGGCCATCATGGGCGCGACCATCTCGGCGTGGTGCGTATCACCAAAGGCCGTGATGCCGTCGCGCAGCAATTGCAGGTTGTCGAGCTGGCTGGTGCCGTAGGTCTTCATGTCGCGCGCGAACTTGATCGCCTCGGCGGTCGCGGCCGGTCCCAGGCCGAGCGCGCGCACGCGGCCGTTCTCGGTCTCGTAGTGCTTGGCCTCTTTCAGGCCGGCCAGGACCGGTACGCCCATGGCGGCGCCGCTGGCCGTGGCGCCCACGCCGGCCGCCGCCAGGCCGCCGGCAGTGCTGCGCAGCTTGTCGGCGCGCTGGCGGGCGTTGGCCATGACCTGCTGCTGACGATGGCTGGCGGCCAGCTTCTTCTGCTGGTCGGCCAATTCGGCATTGGTGGCGGC